TATTTAAATATTGTTTCCAATTAAAGCAGTTCATATAATAAAACATTGATTTTTGTATTAAACCTGGGGTTGATATATCAGAAGAATATTTAGCCCATAAAATCTGAGACTGTAATTCCATAGGTATTTCAACCATACCGATTCTAAGTCCAGGCATTAAAATTTTTGAAAAACTCTTTATGTAGATTACCCTGTTATTTTTGTCATAACTCTTAAGTGGAAGATTATCTTCTGAGTCAAAAGGAAAATCACTTATGAAGTCATCTTCTAGTATATAAAAATCATACTCCTCTGACAACTCTATTAATTTTTTCTTTTTATAAGTTGAATAAGATATTCCTGTTGGATTTTGAAAATTAGGCATAACATATATTAATTTTGGTTTGATTTTTTCAAGTTTAAGTTTTAATATTCCAATATCAATTCCATCATCCAACATCGGTATTGATATTACTTTCGCACCTCTACTTTTAAAAACCTCCAATGCACCATTATATGTTGGTTCTTCTACAAATACAACATCTGAATAATTTATAAGCCCCTTACATACTATATCTATACCTTGTTGAGCTCCAGATATAATTTGTATATTTTCTATATTTGTATTTATTTTTCTGTCTTTTAAATACTCACATATCTTCATTGCTTATCCCTCCAACTCAATCAATTTAACATATACATAAGGTTCTACACCGTAATACTTCCTAACCTTCAACTCAACAATCTGCTTATCATCGCCATATGCTAATCCATTCAAGGCATCTAGCACACTCTTAGCGATATTGTCATTATCAGGTTTCACTGTAGGGCGTATTTTACCGCTTAATTTCGCTTCTTTCTTCTTTTTTGGTATCTGACTTAGGGATAGGCATAAAAACCTCAATTTCGGCACTTATCGCATTCTCAAGAGTTTTCTCCCAGCCTTTCTGTTTGGCATAATCCGAATAACACCATTTAACATAACTCTCATAGTTAATAGTAGGCTGTGGTGTATAAACTCTACCGTTCTTTAAATTTAATCGTGGTCTCTGCTTAGCTTGAACCTTGCCTGGTATTTTAAACTCTCTCAAACTCATATCCCCAACTCCTTTATCGCCACTTCATTTAATTTAATCGCAGTAATCTTATATTTATCTTCAAACGTCTTATGTCCTATGTTGTGGCACTCATTGTGGTGCACTCGACATAATGCGATATACCTTGAATCAATGTGATTATGCTTTGCCCTATCCATTCCCATACCAACTAAATTTTCATGATGGTGTATATCTGCATGGGAGCCACACACTGCACATTTACGGTGTATTAAGCAAAGATATAAGAAGTTATTGACCTCTCTAGCCAACACAACCACTTTCTTGTTTATTGGAATATCCCAGGTAAACATAAACTCTAAAACGTACTCTATGAATTCCGTTGCAATCTCCATTTCAACATTTGACAAACTGAAATAATCACGATCTTTATCAATCATAAATTCAATTTTCATCAATTCTTTTAATTCTTTAACTTCATACCCAGTATAGATGCTGATGTCTTTAAACAGGGCATATAGTAATTTTTGTTGTTTATTACTAATAACTTTTGGATCATGAATTTTCATATCCATTTCCCAAAGCCCATCATCACACTTGTATCTCTCTAACATTCTGTGGTTAATTCCTTGAGGAACGTAGCATCTAAACCACGTTCCACCCTTGGAATCCACTTCTTTCTCATAAAGGTACCCTAAGACCTTCATATTAAGCCACTTCTTCTGTTTCCTCTACATAACTGTAGTCAAATACATCAATGGCTTCTTGGGCATCTGATACATTCTCTTTGATGTTAATCGTTTGGCTATCTGTACTTAACGATTGTTGGATATCAATCGAAATCGGCATCCACTTCACCATTTGTTTAACGACTGTTTTTAAAGCCATCGCATCAAAATTATCTACCCATGGACCATACGTTTTAGCTTTTGAAAATTTATCGCGGTGTGCTTCGGCATCTTCTTTACTTAAGACTTCAAACCCATAACCACCGTCTCTCAGTTTATAAACCGCATAATAGAAAATCGCTTCTCCTCGATTCGTTTTTGCAGGTTTATGGCGTAACATTTCATTTAACCCATACTCATAATCAAACTCATCATTTTCATACACCACATGAGCTGTAATACTTTGAACATTTCCGGATCTTCGGATTAAATCAATTAATCCTTTATACCCAATTTGAAACTGACACTCTGTACATCCTGTTTTTTTATTTCTGTATGGAATCAAATAAGCATGACCTAATAAGTTAGGCTCAAGTCCTAATGTCGCACAATTTACAACCGCTCCAATGACCGATTGAGGTGTACATTCTGCTAAGGCTGGGTTGTGTTGTGAAGAGGTTAAAACAATCCTCATTAATCGCTCTGGAGTCATGTGTTTTGGAACGATGTTTTTAATACTTGGAAATACATCTGATAACGCACTTTTTAAAGCTAAAAATTGTGTGCTTGGTTGAGGTGCGGCAGGTGTTTGAACCTGCTTTTGAGTCGTATTTTTTTTATTTTGAATCTCTTTCTTTACATCTGCTACATTTGCCATCTTAAATTACCCCCTTGATTGTTAAACGTTCCGTTTGAGTTTCTTTCATATATTTTTCGTGAATTTCCGATTGTTCTTCTTTAAATCGTTTGGAATCAAATCGTTTTTGTACTGATTTCTTCCAATTCAATCGATACTTAGAAGTCAGCCCAACCTCGTGCCCCTGCATCGCTTGTTTGATTTCTGCTTCCAACTTATCTTTTGTCTGTTTCAACGTCTTTTCATCACGTTTAATTTCTTCTAATAATTCAATTTTAAAGTCAATATCATCTGATAACTCAATGGCATCAGGACATAAAGTTAATTGTTTATAAGCCGCCTTATCCATATAATCTGCTTCCGGTTCAATATCACCTAAAACATTGGTTTCCCAAAACTCTACCGCCTTTCCTTTAATAATTTCAATCAATTCTTCATCGCGTTCAATTTCTTTAAATACAAATTGATTTCCACCAATTAAACACGCAATATAGGCTTTTTCATATCCTTTTATCATCATGTACCACTGACACTGCAAGATGTAATTAGCTGGTACTTGGTCATCTACCCACTGATCTGCATTTCGTTTATCAGTTGTCTTACACTCTAGTACTGCATTTTCACCTACCACCTCTCGGTCGACATTGGCACGCATATAGGGATATTTATCATCACAGAACATCACATGACGTTTACGGACTTTTTTTCCTGTTCTACGTTCAAATTCTTTCGCCACAACGTCCTCTAACACATTCCCCCAATAAATCACCTCTTTATCACTTAAATCCTCTGCTACGACCTTTCCTGTCTTTTCTAAGAACAGTTGTAGAGGTGACTTCCACTTATTTAACCCAAGGATGGTGGCAATATCTGAACCACCAATTCCTCTATTCCGTTCTGCTAACCACTCTTCACGAGTAAAATCTTTAATGTTGATTTCCACTACGCTTCCCCTCCAAAATCTCCTGTAAAGTATTTGATTAATTCATCACGGAATAGTTCGATAGCATTCTTTGCAACTTCTTCTGATATAAAATAAACTTGACCAAAATTTCGAATATAACTATTTAAACCAACGTAAAGTTCTTCTACTCTATGGTCAAATCTTATCATCCATTTATCCTGATTTGGATCATTCCAATCAATCTCATTCCCACCGTTTTCATCACTAAATCGTTGTAACTTACGGAATAACGTTTGTTTGAAGTTGATTTCCTCTGCTTTTTCTTCTGTAGAGAAGTAATTGGCTTGTTTATAATACATATAATCTTTGAATTGCCCACACTCCATTGATTTACCTAAGTCATTAACAAGAATCACGTTATACATCTTCCCATCTACACGTTCCCACCCTGTTAATGGCTTAGGTTCAATGTATTCACAATACGTGTTAGATAAATCAAAAAACAAAACCTCCCCCGTAACTTTACTTGTTGGATAAGTAAGCCAAATTCGACCATCCTTAATTTGATAAAATCCTGCAGCATCAACAATTGAAACTTTCTTCCCTTGTTTCATTAACTCAATAGCTTCTAATCCGTTCATTACTCTTCCTCCTTATTTACCATAAACAATCGCTTATTTTCTTTAACGTCATATATACTAATTACCGTTAATCCACTATCTAACGTGAATGGTTCTAATACAAATCCAAATTCCCTACACAATTTATGGATTGTATCAACCAGTAGTGCTGCCTGTTGTTTTCTCTCGCCCATTACGCTTCCTCCTGCATCTCATAAAATTCATGCCAATCAAAATACTCATATTTATCACACTTCACAACAAACTTCCTACCACACTCACACTTAATAACTTCCTGTTGCCCTAAATGGCACTTGTCATAGTTATAATCGTAAAACTTGGTGCAGTAGGGACACTCTATGATCTTGCTGTAATCAAATTCTTTACTCACATCAGACCACCTTTCGAGTGAAGGTGATAACTACACATTCATTGGCACAATAATATCCAACGATAACTGGTAACTCTTTAGTCAGTACACTACTTAAATACTCTAAATCCTCACGGCTGAATTTATTTTGAGGAATCGTCACACCTGTTGTGACAATCCCTTCTTCCTGCG